GCATACCCATATCATCCATTGTCTCTTCTTCTTCTAAGTTTTCTGTTTTAGAAATAATCTCTACATCTTCATCAGCAAGAAGTGATTGGTATTCTATCTCTGTTAAATTTTCGTAAGTTTCTTTTTTTTCTTCAACAGCTTCATTCCAAAATACTTTAACAAAACCATTCTTCTGAATGAGAGCATCTTTGAACCAAGTATGCAAAGTCATAAAACCAGGATTATCTTTCATTAAGATATGGTTACAATAATCGGTAGCTTGTTCAGCAGTCTCAATATCTTCAGGGCCTACAGGTGTAAATTCTACAATGGATTCACCCGCAGTAAAAATTCTCATTAAAGAAGGCAATACACTTTCGACAACTTCTAAAGTATCTTGAGAAGTAACTTGTGATCTTCCCTCGACTTCATTACCATAAGGTTCCCCTAAGTAATACTCTAAAAATTTTCTTCTTTGTTCTGTGAGTTTGCCACCATAATATCCCAAAGAGTTATCGATCTCTTGGGAGATCATCGCTTTTAATTTAAATTCATCCATTTTATTTTATATTTGTTATTTTTGATCCACGAATAGTTCCACCAGGCCCAAGATCAATATTAATTAATTTATAACCTTTGCCTTTTCCTAAATCTAATACCATTGCTCCAGTGTTAGCATAACCACCCATTGCTTTTAAAGCATCAGATGCTTCTTTTGCTGTTTTAAATATTTTTTCTGCCATTATCTCTCCTATACTATTCCTATAGATTTATATTCTATTTTTTTGCTCCATTGTTTTGTTTCATTTAGTCCGACTGCCATATAACGAAAAGCATCCGCAGCATGAGATGTCCAATCGTGTTGTGGTCTGTTTTTCACTTCGCCTTTATCGTTTGTTGCCCATCGATATTGTCTCAAGGCATCTAATCCATCTTTCGTTGTTTCGTAATTAAAGTAACATCTAGATAATACCATACGTACTGCATTAATTCCGTCATCCACTGACATTTTCGGTACAATCGATGTCACCATTCCAAGTGACTGAGCAATCTCTAGTCGAGATTTACCTGTACCCAGTTCTCTCACAGAGGCATCGTGAGGAAAATAATGGGTATCATACACATATCCTTTGTCTCTAAGGATAGAGGAATAGTATTCTAAACTTTCCCCAGAATCTTCAAAATAGTCAATAATGTGGATCGCATGGCCTTTTTGTTGAACAAACCAAATCGCTGTTTTATCAGCCATACCCAAATCCCAAAAAGTGTCAACAGGTATAGTGCTGTCATAGGGAACCTTTGTTACTCTTCCTTCTTCATCACATTTGCCTAATCCTTGAGAGTAAATAGCTCCTATAGCATTAGATTCAAAACTACATTCATATTCTGCCTCATAGATCTCTGGTGGCATCATCTTCTTCGCTTCTAGTAGTTCCGATTCTTTGATGATCTTAGTCTCAGAGGCTTTATACATACCCGCAAACCACCCTTCGGTATGTCTAGCATGGTCGTATAACTGGTAAAAAGCATTATGTCCAGTAGGTGTACCAATCGCAATCATCCAACCTTCTCTATCCGATAAGGCAGGTCTAATCACTTCAGTCCAGATTTTCGGTGGCATTTGAGCAACCTCGTCTAGAATCACACCATCGATATAGAGTCCTTTAAGTGTATTCGGTCTTTCACAACCTAATAACTGGATTCTTCCCCCATTAGGAAGATCAGCCCTTAATTCTGTCTCGTGGTACTCCATATTCGGTAAGACAGAGGTATAATACTTGAGATAATCCCAAGCGATTCTTTTTGCCATACTGTACGTAGGAGCAATATAATAATATCTTGGTCTAGGAAGCTGACATTGTAGGCACTTCTTAATTAATTCATTAACTGTGAGGACTGTCTTTCCGAATCGTCTGTGACAGACCAACACATTAAATCTTTTCATCCCACTGTGAATCTCTTTTTGAAGATCTCGTGGTTTGTAGGGTATTGTTATTTTTTTCACTTGTTATTGAGATAATCTTGTATTCGTTCTATATCTCTGCCTTTTACCTGACCACGCCCTTTGGTGTCCGATGTCGGCTTATATTGAGCTAGTTCTTCAAAATAGTTCGTAATTGTTTTCTTTGTCGTCTTGCTTGTTTTCTTTGATTGTTTCTTTGCCATAATGTTTTCCACATACAAAATAGTATGCTCCTTTATCGTTTATACCGAAACTACCATATTTATCGCAAATATAACACCTTCGATACTTGATTTGTTCTTCGTGACTCCATTTAAATACTTGGTGACTATTATATCGTTTCAAAATACCCCTAAAAATCCGTTTTAAGAGCTTCTCAGTAGCCTTTTAACATTTTATAGACCATATTCCCATCTAACTTTAGGAACACTGGTTTGAACCTTATCTCTCGGTCTTGAAGGGCTTGACCATTCACCACCAAGATTCGTAATAGTTTCAGTCCAATTTGCTGCTTTATAGATAGTTCCAGAATGTACTTCTGTATCTTGATAGGATATTAACTTGGTTAAATCATTGAATTTAACTCTAATACTCTTAATCATCTGAGATAAAGTGTATGTAGCGGTGTTTTTAGGACAAACATCCGATAAGGCCATTCTTCTTAACTCTAAGGTTGTTAAAGGATCTAATCTTCTTGCTACAGGAGATGACCAAATAGCAGTTCCGACAATCGCTTGTTTATATTTAAATACATAACAAACGTATTTCTTGTTCCTTACAACATTAGACCAATGAATATCAGGTAATCTTGAGTGCCATAACTCGTTTAACATACAAGCTATTTGTGCTCTTGTTTCTTCAATGGTTATATCTTTGACAGATTCAATCATTCTTCCATGTATATCAAAACCCATAGAGAATTACTACCCCCTATTTTTAGAACCCCCTATCAAGTGCTAGTGCTTAAAACCCGTAGAGAATTGGTTTTGTGTTGAATTGGGTAGTATATATATAAAAACTTTTGCTATGGGGGTTGCTTTATTATCTAAATAACCATTAAATAGCTATATAAATCAATATATATCGGTAGGGTAGGGGATAGATCTAATTGTTGCATAACATTTATTATTGGAACTAGGCAAGATACCCCCCTATTCTATTAATAAACAAGGCTTTAAATAGCTTTGATTGATTTCTTATATAGGTTTCAGGTCTATATTTGAGTTTGATATATCTCCCAACTTACAATCAAACAATATCAACCCTTTTATAAATTACCTGGCAATATGGCCTAATCTATTTATATATCTATTTATATTGTTTTAATATTCTATTAATCTATTTCTTTATTCTTTTATGTATGTTTTTGTAATATTTGGAACGGATCAAACTAGGCTTTATTTCTCTAATCTATAACAAGATAAGAACTACCCCCGCCAACCAGCTTGAATTGAATTAACTAGATGCGACATAATTGACCATTTTTTTATTGACATAGATTTTATTATTTAATAAATTTTTACTTGAAAGAGAGAAAAGACAAATGACTAATAAAACTAGATTTATTGCATTAGAAAAGATTGATGACAATAAATATAAAACAAAGAATAATGTTATTTTTAACGTTGTTCAAAGCCCTGACAGTTTAAACGTTCTTAGCTGGGAAAATTCTCCCGTTGTTGCTATGACATCTCAACCAATAAACAGATGTCGCATTACAGATATAGACGGGCTTTTATGTTTGGTAATAGATGATAATAGCTACAAAAATTCTAATTATAATCGTAGTTTATTAGCTGGCCGACCTGATGAAATGATTGTACAACAAGATCATTTATTAAATGAGGCGTTAAAACCTGATCTTTTAAATTTATAAGTTTAAATGATAGCTCTTTAAATAGGGCTATCACTTAGGCTTATACCTAAGAGAAAAGAGAGAAATAACAATGAATAAACAAGAGAAATACATCATGAACAATAGAATTGAAAAACATGGTGATAATTTAAAATCTATATTCAATCTTGATGTAGATAGCGTTAAACTTTGTAAGCAACTATTCAGATTAGAGAATAAGGCCCACAAGCTAGCCCTCGATTATTGTAATGGAGTATTTGAGGGAGACATTGACAAAGAGAGTGAAAAAATACTTTCTAAAGTAGCTAAGTTATTAAATACAAATACTTTTAATATGTTTTTTAATAGTGATGCTCGAGGATATGCTCTAAAATTCTTTGAGGATTTCAGCAAAGACAAACCAATTCATAAAGATTGGGGCGGATATGGAATTATTGCCCCAGATTTCAGGGAGTTTATCTAAAATGCAAGGTACAACAGGCCTAGATATTATTTTAATAGTTCTTTTTGTTTATATATCTTATAAACTTATTAAGAGATATAAGAAAGAAAGTGAGGGCAAGTAATGACTATATATTCAAAAAAATATGAACTTGTTAAATGGTGTGAACTAGATCCAAAGAGCATCAAAAAAGCCGAGATTAAAAAAACTAAGTTAGAAAATCAAGGTTATATATTAATTAACACTGTTGCTGGATTGATTAACTTTTCATTAGAGTATAAGAAAGCGGGGCAATAATGAAACAATTAAATTTGTTATATCGTAAGGTAATGTATTTTTTCTCTAAAAAGGACATTACGGCAATCTTAAAATACGATCCATTAAATATCTTACAAGAAAGCGAGGGCAAGAAATGAAATATAAAATAGGTGATAGAGTTGAAGTCAATGGAAACAAAGAAGCTAGAATTTTAAATTGTTTTGTTGACAATATGTACGAAGTAAGGCTTTGGTCTAATTGTAGGCACGTTGGAGACATTGTTGTTGATGAAAGCAATATTAAATTATTCAAAGAAAGCGAGGGAAAGAAATGAAAGAATACACGTCAAATATTGTTGTTACATTTTCTATTAATAATCTACAGGCGGAAAGCAAAGAGGATTATATAGAAAAGATCAAAGATCAATTCAATGAATTTTACGATATTCAATTAATGGATAGTGAAATTCAAGACATAGAAGAAAGCGAGGAATAATGACAGAAGAACAAAAAGAAAGACTAGAAATGATCGAAGCCTCAATTAATCAATTATTACAAGATTTTTATTGGTTAAAAAAAGAGTTAGAAGAGGCTACTAAAGAAAGAGAGGAATAAATGAAAATAGAAGTTAAATCAGAAAATTGTGTTTATATCACGATAAACGGAATTGTTTATTATATAGATGATAGCACAGGCCAACAAATATTTGAAATATGGAAAAAAAGGGGGAAGAAATGAACTATAACTTTAATCACATCATAAAGCTATTAATCGAAGTACATGGCTGGGAACAGATACCCTTATACAGAGGTAAATATGTACTTAATTAATCTTAAAAAAGAAATCATTAGCGAGGATATGCCTCTCAAAGAAGTTCAAGATTTATTTAAGAACTTAGAGAATAAAGACTTAAAAAACCTTGTTATATGCCTAGATAAACACC